CGTCCTGCACGCTCTGGCGCTCCTCTACCCACATGGCGGCAGTCTCTTGGTCGGTCTTGTTCACGTCAGCACCTTTAGGGATGGATGAGCGCCGCGGATCTTGTTCCGAGTGCGCGAGATGGCCCGCTCGTACTGCGAACGGTCGATGCTTGTTCTCTGCAAATCATGAAATTCGTACAGGTCACGCAGGGCGCGCAACCCTTCCCCGGTGATCCCGAGGCGCCCGGTCTGATCGTGGCGATCCTTGGCGGCCAGCAGTTCAGCCTCTACCGCCTCGCATACCGGCAGGACTTCCGGCCCGACACCGGTTTCGCCCAAGGTCTCAGCCAGGTTCAGCATGTCGGCCAGATCGCGGAAGTCGAACGGCGTAGCGCAGCCCTTGGAGAACGACTCGATGGCCGACAGTTCCCGAAGGCGCAGCTTGTCCAGATCGGCTTCGGTCGTGATCGAGGCGCCAGAGATGGCGAGGGCGCTCGTGTTGACCTTGGGCCAGACCTTCCGAATACACCTTTTCCGGCTCATGCTCCGGCTCCCCAGGCCACATCGAGGGCATGCCGGGAGGCAATCGCACGCTCGACGATCGGCGCCGGCAGCAGCGGCTTGAGCTTCTTCACAACGGCCGGGGCTTCGTCTGCGTGCTGATACGCCACCAGTGCATCCATGCCGGCCGGCGTGATGGTGTACAGGACCGGCGTGGACTGGATCAGCCCCTTGGCGATCAGGTGGCAGATCGTGCTTTCGATCTGCTTCTTTTCCATCCCGGTGGCTTGCCGGACTTCGGTGGAGACTTTCGGCTCGCCGTCCAGAAGTGCCGTCAGAACCTTGGTCATGTTCACTGGCTTTCTCATGCTGCCGCCTTTGAGTAAGCGCCGATATGACGGTCGCGGAGGATGTCTTTGGCAGGGTCGGGATAGCGCCAACGGAAACCGCCAGCGGTCTTGCGGACACCGGTCGCCACGCGGACGATGTTTGCGTCCGGGATCTCCGCCGAGCGAGCGGCATCGGCGATGGACGAGAACACGCGGATGGATTCACCGTCCAAGGTCAGTTGCTCAATCGCACGCTTTACCCCCTTGCCCGGGTTGGCGCGGGCCTTGGGGTGCGGCTTCAGGGCTTCGGTGACAGCGCCGGGGCGGCCGCCGGTCAGCCCGAGCGTGAAGCCGTTGTGCGTTGAGCGGCGCACATCGGTGCCGGGCCAAAATTCGAGACTCATGCTGTTGCTCTCCATTTGCAGCCGGTGCAGCGCTTGTCTGCCTGGCCGAGGTCTGTATGCGTGTAATTGCAGGTCGGCGACATCCGAAACGGCATCGGGACCATGCGAGGGGTGCGGGTGTAGCCGTCCATGTACCAACCGTCTTGGACGGGCACAGAGGGCGCGTAAGGGGCGCGGTTGAAGCAGCCGTTTGGCATCAGCGCTCCGAAACGCCGTGCGCGGCGCAGATGCGGTCTATGAACTGGCGGGCCTCGCTCTTCGCCCTCGTTTCATCGTCGAACTCGGTTCGGCAGGCTTTCCCGGTCAGGCGATAGACGGTCCAGCCTTGAGACTCGAGCTCGCGGTCTCGAGCGGCGTCCTTGGCCCTGTCCTGGTGGAACGCAGCGCCGTCGCACTCGATGGCAACCTTGGCCTTGGGGTTGGCGAAGTCGACGAAGACAAGGCCGACCGGGTATTGCGGATAGAACACGGCGCCGGCCTGGCGGATGTCGGCCCACAGCCAGTCCTCGATCGGCGTTAGGCGGATCAGGCCATCCCATGCGTAGGGGTCGATGGCCCATTCGTTTGCTCGAGCGGCCAAGATGGCCGGCCGCGCGCCGTGGTAGTGCCTGCGGATGTCAGCCCAACGCGGGGTCATGCCATCCCCCTGCTGCCGGCATGCGCCGTCTGCTGCTTGCGCGGCGGCTCGCCGGCCCAGCCGCTGAACTTGGTCTGCTCGCCGATATAGGAGAGATGCAGGTAGCCGCAGCGGCCTTGCCGGTTCTTGGCAACGCTCAGCTTCGCGTAGTGGTTCCACTCGTCGCCGAGCTCGGGGTTCGCCATGATCGGCCGCTTGATGAAGACGATGACATCGGCGTCCTGCTCGATGGCGCCGGAATCCCGAAGGTCGGACATCATCGGCATCTGGTCGGGGCGCTCCTCGCTCTTGCGGTTCAACTGCGCCAGGCACAGCACGCAAATGCCGAGCTCCTTGGCGAGCGTCTTGAGGCCGCGGCTGATTTCCTCGAGCTGGGTGTTCCGGTTCGCTCGAGCGTCCAGGCCGCTCATCAGGCCGATGTAGTCCACGACCAGCACGTCAAGGCCATGCAGGCGCTTGAGGTTGCGCGCCTTGGATCGGACCTGATTGATGTTCAGGCCGCCTTGGTCGCTGGTGTGCAGGTTCAGGGTCTTCGCGCGGTCGACGCCCTCGAGCACCCGGTCCCACTTCAGGCCGTCACCCTTGTTCGGTCGCTTGACGCTCGAGAGGCTGACCGAGCCCAGCATGGCCGTCAGGCGGTCGTTTACCTCGCCGTGCGACATTTCCATGGACAGCAGGCCGACGCCGTACTGAGCGGCCATGTGGACGCCGATCGTCAGGCCGAGCGCGGTCTTGCCCATGCTGGGCCGGGCGCCGACGATGACGAGCTCACCAGGGCGAAGGCCGCCCTCGAGGTATTCATCCAGATCCGAGAGGCCGGTCCCCATGACGCGGAGATTCCCCGCGGCGCGGTCCTCGAGCACCTGGGTATGGCCTGCCATCGCCTCATAGGCGCCAAGCCATTCATCGTTGGGCGCATCGTCGATCAGCTTGGCAAGTTGGCTCTGCGCGCGGTCGACCCGGTCCGAGATGCTGATTTCGTGGTCGGTGGCGAGCTCGGAAATCTCGGCGCTCACCGCCAGCAGGCGCCGGCTCTTGAATCGCTCGAGCACCAGATCGGCGTAGCGGCGGATGTTCGCCGAGCTTGGCATGTACTGCGCCAGGGCGTGAACCTCGGCCATGCTCGAGCGGTCGCCGAGCGCCATCGCCACGGTCACCACATCGGCGGGCTTGCCGGCCGAAAGCTGGCTCGAGAGCTCGGCAAAGATCATCCGGGCCTGCTCGGCGTAGAAATGCTCCGGCTTCAGGATCGCGCCGATGCGGTCCCATGCACCGTTGTCCAGCAGCAGCGCGCCGATGATGCTGTTCTCGGCCTCGAGCGAGGCGATAGCGTCGAGCGCCTTCACATCGTTGTTCACACGGTCTCCTTGTTTTCGTAGTTGCCCTGGACGACCTTGGCGAAGTTGTCGGCCTTCATGAGCCAGCCCAAATCGCAGTTGGTCCACTTGCCGTTACGGCCGGTCAGGAAGTCCGAGCCGGACACGTAGCCGAAGAATCGATCGAACCAATCGAGGGCTTGGGCCGGCGTCTCGGCGTAGCGCTTGCCGCTCTTGTGCTTCGCTCCGAGCACCCACCGCCACCGAGCTCGCATCGCGTCCGCAGGCTTGCCTTGCCACAGTTCCGGTTTCGGTTGTGGGAGCTCGGGGAGATGCTTTGCAAAAAGCTCGAGCAGGCGGGTATGCGGGCAGGCCGGCAGGCCGGCAACAGATGCGTCAGCATCTGAATACTGGCTAGTGGTTACTGGCTTATGGCTAGGGTTCGGAGAGGTTTCGGCCACTGAAACCGTTTCGGTTTCTTCGATAAGCGTTTCGCTTTCAGGGATAACCGAATCGGTTACGGATTTCGGGCGACCGCCCATACGTCCGATTACCTTGTTCGTTTCCCCTACTGCCTGCTTCCGGTGGATCTCCTCATCGCAGCGGGCTTGATGCCAGCCATCCGAGTGGAGCTCAAAGAACTCTTGCAGGACTACTTCAACGGCAGCGCGCTCATCCTCGCTGCGGGCATTGACCAGACGCTGAACGGCACGCGTATCGACTGGCAAAGCCTTTTCATGGGTGTAGTAGGTGTCCAGCATCAGGCAGTACACGCCGTGCTCGAGCAGGCTCAGATGCCTGGTCGCCGCGGCGTAGTCACCGATGTGGCGCTTGTAGTAGTTCACCTGACCGGCTCCCAGCAGCGGTAGCCGCCGATGACCAAGTCATGGCCGAACACCTTCACGATGCGGATCAGGCCCTTCTTCTCCAGCTCGTGCAGGCGGCGATCGATCTGCACGATGGTCAGGCCGGTCTTGTCGGAGATCGAGGGCGGAGTGCCGGTGCCAACGGCCTTGAGAGCCGCCAGGATGCGCTCGGCGTGCGAGCCGGCGAAGTTGGCTGCACGGTCAGCAGCAGCGTGCGACGTGGCCGGGTCGGTGTTCCTGGCCCGCGGCAGGTCGTACATCTCGATGGCGAGGTTGACGCTCATGTCAGGTCTCCCCAATCGGTGGTAGATCCGTTCGACTCCGACAGCAGCGGATTGCCCCGCGCGGCACGGACGAGCACAGTCGTTCTATGAGCTTCAATCTCTGCCCACTGCATCAGGATCTTGTTCACCAACTTGGCCCGTTCCATGTTGCGGCCGAGGGCGGCTGCATCGAGGAAGTCCAGCAGATCGGAACGAGTGAGCTGACGCAGTTCCTTTTGTTCGGCGGCCATGCGTCAGACCGCCTTCGCAGGGGTGCGATCAGAAACAAGCGACTCCAGGGAGACCTTGCCCTTGGTGAAGGCGCGGACCTGAAGCATGTATTTGGGAGGGACGCCGTCGTCGGCCATCTGGGTGATTCGACCCGGCGAGACGCCGAGCTTTTCGGCCAGAGCCGCCGAGCGACCACGCCCCGCATTCAGCCAAGTTTTGAGGTTCATGCGCCTAGTTTAGATCAACCTAAACGCGGCGGTCAAGATGTTTCTAAACCTACGGTGTTTATGCTCGCCTCAACCATGGACGACCAGACCAAAC